TGATCCGGGTTTGTAGTACTTTCTGCTATATGCCCAAATACTTGGTGCCCCGTCTCATATTCAGATACTTTACCTTCGGCTTCGTTTGCTCTGTGAACTAGATCTTTGAATCTATCCTGAGCTTTTGGTTTTAAATTACCTATAAATTCCTTATCTTCGTCAGATAATTCTACCGGTAATCTTCCCTTGTCCTCAACCTCTTTTCTCCAATCCTCAGTTTGCTCAACTGGTTCGCTATCAATAATTGGTTCTTTCGACCCCTCTTCAGCGCTAGCTTCCACCTTCTCTTCTTCTTGAGATTCCTGAGCTTCATCGAAAGTCGGCGGCGTTGGTTCACTATAATCCTCCTCAGGTTGTAGATTATCTATAGCTTCAGAAAGTACATCTTTAGTAGATTCATACATCTCATCGTTTGATAATACTTTATTTTCCCCAGTATCAGCCATATTATTTCTCCCTTAAGATGGTTGTCTGTATTGGTTCCTTTCTCGCTGGTCAACGCGATTATTAGGAACGTTTCTTGTTTCGTTAAATTGCTGTGTCATATCAGAAGGCATCTTCATCCCTGGAGGTCCTGGATTTTGCTGTTGATCTTTTCCTCCCATCATTAATGATTTCATAATTTGATTCTGCATAACCTGTTCTTGCATCTGATCCGGCAACGGTGGCATAAATTTAGACACATCAATTCTCTCATCAAAACGTTTAAACGTTTCTTCTAGCAATTGAACATACGGATTAAACTCATCCGGAACACCAACGTCTCTTAGCTGCTGAACCATTTGAACGTTCTGCATAATTATAGGCATTAACTCTATCCAGCGCATGCGCTCCTCATTCTCATTAGGCATTGCGGTACTGCCGGCCGTAATTTGAATATAAATAGAATCGTATAAATGCTGTTTGTTCAATATTGGCCAAAAAGCATGTGGTCCCGCAATTTCTACAGCCTTTTGAGGACTAACCTCTTGAATCAATAACTGTGAACTAAATTTTGAAATATCTTTTAGCCACATCTCTACCGCGTCTATTTTTTCTGAAACTCTAGTAGCTAATCCTTCGTTTTGGATGTTAGCTTCTGTTGCTGTCTTGGCCCTCATTATACCACCTCTTTGAGCATCACCCAAACCGCTGATCCATTCTATATCAGATCTAATAGGGGTGGTATCATAAACTTGGTAATTCATAGGTGGAACTTGAGCTGGTTGAAACACAGTATTAACGCCGGTACCACCCGCATTAATAAGAGCTATATCACCTATCGTGGCGTTCGAAAACGTTTCTATATCTTCGTAATTTACTCGACTAGAATCAGCAATAAAGAATGGAGCCGATAACTCTCTATGTTTTGCCATCTGTTCTCTGACAGTATTGTATTCATCCTGCAGACTCATCAAGAGTTCTACTTCTGAAACCGGCCATTCTTGACCATCAATCCAGTTAAGACCTAAGATAAAGAAAGGACACCAACGCTCTCCCATTCTATTAGGATGAAAAGGATCCTTTATCCAGAAGCCGCCGCCCTCTCCCCAGGTATAAACGGTCATAGTTCCTTTATCCCAGTACTCCCAAATAGCCACGGCAAGATTTACATCTTCTTCGCCGTCGAAATCAAAACTAGATTTATTGTCTCTATTTAATCTTCCAGGTATACCGCCTTGTGTTCGTTTATATATAGTAAGCGATTCACATTGTTCTTTAGTTAACTCAAATCTTTCCTTAGCTTCTTTAGGTGTCATCCAAGTGCAGTTTGCCATCCACTTAGCATCTTCATAATCAAGTAAACTATCTAATGATGTATCCATTCTGAAATCTTCAGGTTTAACAAAACCAAGGTTTAAACCCTCTCGATACATAACATCTACCTTATTCTGAAGACCCGCTACAGTTCTTTGGAGTTCTTCTATTATTTCATCCTGATCACCATCGTAGTTGCCTTCGTCTAAAAGAGACATAACATTAGATTGAATCTTTGCTAGACTTTCCTGAGCATCATTAAATTGTCTACTAACCAGGGGATCTGTATAATAATCTCTTTGGTATGTAACTTTCAAAATTCCAATTTTACTTGTCATGCAAGATCTGATTACTTGCTTTGCTGCCTTCTTTAAATCTGCTTTCGTAAAACTCTCTTCTAAAACTTTCTCTAAAGTTTGAGCAAACAAATCAGACATTCTATATTCTTGCCCACCAGGTTCGACGAACTCAACTGGCCTAATTTGAATCTCAGGGTTCTTAGCATAAATATGCGGAAGTAAACCCTGAAGAGTAGCATGAATAACATTACCTTTTACGGTTCTACCAGATTCTTGTAAAGCTTGACCACTAGTTATTACCTGACTAGTTCTGTTTATACGGCCAAGAGAATAACGTCTAGCATGCTCTATTTCTTTATAACGCTTTTTCCATTTTGTATATGAAAGATAAACGTTCTCTTGAAACTTTTTTATTAACCCTTTAGCTTCCGGCGCTACATCAGCTTGCAAGTCTGGATTAGTTGCTATTACATTTAAATCCATGGTTGATTATCCTCATATAAAACATCTAAGTTATCTAACCATTCAAGAGTATATTTACTCGGTGGTTTCTTCTTAGGTTTTGGTTTTACCGTCTTAGCTCGACGCATCATTAATCCGTATCTCGTCGCATCGAAGAGATGATCTTCCGCAGTCGTGTCAATATCTTCAATTCTTTTGGGGTCGGAAGGGAGCGAAGGAACCGTTCTAATCCAGTGCTTGCAGTTATTGAAAACTTTGAAAGAGTTGCTATGCAACCGGTCGACAAATTCACTAAGCCCTTGGATACGCGAACCAGGACCCTTGCTGCTGGCTTCCCAATGTACTCCATAATCAGAAAATGTATCCGCAACAGATTTATGCCTACCGTCACGCATAAAGATCGCAGAGTCTGCCACATTGTTTCTAAATTTAATACCACGTTTTTTCTCCTTATTTTCTGCGTCGAGTATATCCTTTGCGATATCTTCAATAGGCGTTTCTGATCCAACATTTGGTTTAGCACACCAATATCGTTCTCGATATAAGTATACGTTTCCATCATAATCTTGCGCGAACCAAACACATCCCGCAGGCGATTTAAACCCGTGATCATACGACTTCCACCTCTTCCATTCCGGTGGAATCTCAAATGGTTCTACAACATGCTCCATCGGATCCCATACACTCTCAAAGAAAGCTCCTGGGGCAACGTTCCAGTCACCATCAAGCCAAGCTTTCACCAACCACTCTGGACCAGACGCTTTAATCCTGTCTATATATCCAGGGTCATTATCCATCAAAGGTTTATTATCTTGTATCTTTGATGGTATAAAGATTCTACCATCAGATTCTACATCAATATACCTTTCTTTTACCCAACCATGTCCAGGTCCACCAGGGTTTGCCGTCGCTCTAAAAAGAGTGGGCACACCAGCTGCCGACCGCATGGTTGCTTGCAGCAAATCTATTGGCTCTGGCATTGGCCAGTTACCAAGCTCGTCAAAGCCGAGGAATGTAACAGAGAAACCCTGCAGCTTCATAGCGTCCCCGTCTTCATCGAGATGCTTCAACTGTAGCACAGCACCTTGAGGACTAACCCACTTGCGTTCTCCTACCTTCCACTCCCAACCTTCCTGGACAAATATAAACCTGCCAAGTTTTACAAGCTCACCAGTTTCAGGATACGTCCTTCTAAAGAGTAAACCCTGAGCTTCTTCTCCATATTTTTCCGCATGCTTCCTAAAAGCTAAAAGCATCCCCACAGATTTAGAACCACCTCGCGCTCCTCCAAAAAGAATATGAGGATGCTCGCTATTAACAAACTTCTTTTGCGGGCCATCTAAAGCTTTCCATCTTGTTTTATCGGCCTCTAATCTTCTTTGTATTTCAGTCGCTAATATAGCCCTGATTTCTTCCTTAGGATAACTATGTACTAATGTATATGATAGCGACATTATTACGGACCAACTGTTCCAGTT